GCCGATCCAAAAGCCGAAGCATGGGCTGATAAGAATGATTGGTTTGGAAAAGATAACGCTATGACCTATACGGCTTTTGATTATCATAAGAAACTAACCGAGGAAGAGGGAATGGATCCCAAATCTGACGAATATTATGTTGAGATAGACAAGCGAATGCGTCTTGACTTCCCACATAAATTTGGTAATACTACGTCTCAGGAATCGACTAAACCTACACAAACAGTAGCGTCAGCGACGCGAAGTGTACGACCTAGTCGCAACACTGTGAGACTCACATCATCTCAGGTAGCAATCGCTAAAAAATTAGGTGTGCCACTTGAAGAATATGCGAAACAATTAAGAATCACGAAGGAGGCATAAGCATATGAAAAACGACGACATAAAAACTTCCCGTGCGAGCCAAACTAGGGCTAAAACAGAGAAACCCAAAGTATGGACTCCACCATCATCTTTAGATGCACCCCCTGCACCAGATGGGTACCATCACAGATGGATAAGAGCCGAGTCAATGGGCTTTGATGATACAAAGAACATGGCCGGTAAATTAAGATCAGGATACGAGCTCGTAAGAGCTGATGAATATCCAGGATCGAATTATCCAGTGATGAATGAAGGAAAATACAAGGGGATCATCGGAGTTGGCGGCCTTTTGCTGGCAAGGATACCAGAGGAGATTGTTAAATCGCGCGACGAGTATTTTAATAAAATTACTCAAGACAAAGACACAGCGGTCGAACAGGATCTCATGAAGGAACAGCACCCAAGTATGCCGATCAACGCTGAGAGGCAGACTCGTGTAACCTTCGGTGGAACAAAGAAGAACTAATTTATTAGCGATTCCTAATCCAACGAAATTTTATTAACCGTTTACAGAGCAATCTGTAAACTACGGAGAAAACTTATGGCAAATCAAGACGCTGCCTTTGGTCTAAGACCAATTGGCAAAGTCGGAAGTAATAGAGACGCCCAAGGTCTATCAGAATACGAAATCGCAGCTTGCGCTTCTGCAATCTACCAAAATGATGTTGTAAAAGCATCAGGAGCTGGTATTGCAATAGCAGCAGTTACCGATAACGGAGCTCTGTTAGGTTCTATTCAGGGTGTTTTCTTTACTGACGCGACGACGTCGAAACCTACTTTTGCAAATAACTTAAAAGCAAGTAATGCTGCAACAGATATTAAAGGTTTTATACATGATGATCCATTTCAGTTATATGAAGTACAATCCGATGCATCTGGCGCAACTGCGCAAGCTGATATCGGAGCGAATGCTGACTTTGCCGTTGCGGCAGGGGCAGCACCACACTACGTATCAAAAACTGAACTAACGGATACTCAGTCGACGACTACAGCGAATCTTCGTATTATGAATGTTTCTGATGACCCAGACAATAGCGACTTAACGGCTGCTAATTGTAATTTTAAGGTGATCATCATCGAACACTTCTTAACAACTACAACTGGAGTATAATTTATGGCTATATCAAGAGGACAACTAGTAAAAGAACTAGAACCCGGCCTAAATGCTTTATTTGGGTTGGAATACAAGAACTATGCTAACGAACATACGCAAATATTTGATCAAGAAAATTCAGACAGAGCTTTTGAAGAAGAAGTTATGTTATCTGGATTCGGAAATGCGGGTGTAAAACCGGAAGGTTCAAGTGTCAACTACGACGCAGCAACTGAAACTTTCACGGCTCGTTATACGCATGAAACGCTTGCTTTAGCGTTTTCAATTACTGAAGAAGCGATTGAAGACAATTTGTATGATAGACTTGCGTCTAGATATACAAAAGCATTAGCTAGATCTATGGCTAACGCGAAACAAGTTAAAGCAGCGAACGTTCTTAATAGAGCGTTTAACAGTTCATATACTGGTGGAGATGGTTTAGAACTTTGTTCACTAGCACACGTAATTGTTGCTGGTACCGAACAAAATGAACTAACTACTGCAGCAGACTTAAACGAAACTTCATTAGAGCAAGCAATGATTGACATTGCTGCGCTAACTGATGAAAGAGGTTTAAAAATTGCAGCTCAAGGAAGAAAAATGGTTGTTCCTGCGGCGCTTCAATTTACTGCTGAAAGATTATTAAAATCTGTCGGTAGAACTGGAACAGCTGATAATGACATCAGTGCTGTTGTATCTATGAATGTGATTCCACAAGGTTATGTGGTTAATCACTATTTAACTGATACAGACGCATGGTTCATTAAAACAGATGTTCCTAATGGACTAAAACACTTTGTTAGAGCACCAATCAAAACCGCTATGGAAGGCGATTTTGACTCTGGTAACGTTAGATACAAAGCTAGAGAAAGATACAGCTTCGGCTGGTCTGACTGGCGTGGTGTCTTCGGATCACCAGGTGCGTAATTAACATTATACTAAGGGGCCGCCTCAAAACGGCCCCTTTTTTATTGCAAAAAAGAAAAAATATGAAAAAATTCAGAATTCAAATTAGAGCTTATGGTTATGCTGCTGATTTTAAAATATCAGCAGAGGATAATAGAGAAGCTATTGAGAAAGCAATACTTGACAAAGTAGGACAAAAAGATGTAAAGTGGGAAAAAGATGGATTTAGTGATTCATTAAGGAGTAAATGGATAACCTATGAGGAGGTTATAAATGACTCAAGACCTATACACTATGAAACGGTCCTTGGAACTCGAGTGGCATCAAGAGCACCTGAAGGAGGGCAGATATAATATAAATATGGGATATATCGACAAAAAAATTCAGGAAATTGTTAAAGAGATTGTTGCCAAAGAGTTTGAAGAAGCAACTCGTCTTGAACAAATTAAAGACGCCCAGGCCGAAGTTTCGATAGCCACTTAAGCGCTATCAAAAAATCAATTTTTTACTACAGGATACCTTGCGCTTTTTTAAAAAAAGAGCTATAAAAAAAATACTATACAAATTAATTAGAATGTAGACGCGGTATAGTCGACGGCCTAGAGACTACGTTCGCATAATCTAGGAGGATTATAATTATGGCAAATACAACATTCGCAGGAACAGTAAGAGCAGAATCTGGTCTTAAGGTTTCTGTAAAAACAGCGGCAACTGGTGCATATACTGATTATTTTACAGTTAGTTCAGCAGGTGCTGTAAGTGCATCAAGCACATTAGCTGTTACAGGTGTATCAACTTTAACTGGTGCATTAAAAGCTAACGCTTCACAAAACTGGTTAGGAATTAAAAAATTCCAATCTTTTGCAGGAACTTTAGCTTCAACAGATGCAGCAACTACAGCTTATGGTGACGGTGACGTTCTTGTTGAATTAGGAACTTTAGACACAACAGTCCCTTCAGGACATGTTGCAGCAACTAAGTTCTTTATAGACAGAGCACTAATTGGCATTACGACAGCAGCAGGTCAAACACTTGTTGGTGGGTTATCATTAAGCGCTACATCAGGTACAAACACTAATGCAGCAGTTTCATCAGGAACAGAAATTGTTGGTGCAGGAGTTACTTCGTTCAACGAACAACTTAGTGCAACACAATCTGTAACTGAAATTGATGTTAACTTAAATAATTCAGCAGGTAATTATCACATTTTCGTACCCAATGTGACAGCCGCTATTGCAAGTAAATATTTATATGCATTTAGCACAACAGCAGTTAATGCTGACATTACAGCTGGTAGATTTACAGTACTATTAGAATACGCAGTATTTTAATATTAAATAAACTTTATGATGGGGCTTCGGCCCCATCTAGTATTCTTGATTAAGGAGGGAATATGGCAAATACAGTAACAGGACCAGAAGTTTTACAAGAAAACGACAAACGAGTAGTAATAAAAATAGTTGTAGAATCAGACGGTAACGGAAGCACAACAGTATTTTTTGACTCTTCAGCACGTACAGTAGCAGGTGTTGCACAACTCGGAGCTTTGCAAAGAATTTGGTTTGCATGTGATTCTGGAGATGGCGGCGACTCACACGCTCGTTTAGATTTTGAAGATTCAGATGGAGATAGACCTTTGCTTGGTTTAGTCGGAACAGGTTATTGGGACTTTAGAGAATTTGGTGGATTACCACCAAGCACAGATGCTAACACAAACGGTGATATTAATGTTGTGATACCGTCTCAAGCGGATGACGGTAACATGTACACAGTTATAGCAGAGTTTATTAAAACACCGGCATAAGGAGGTAGCATATGGCTAATACTACTTCCGGAACAGTAACGTTCGATAAGACATTTGCTGTAGACGAAATCATTGAAGAAGCCTACGAGCGAATTGGCTTACAATCTGTTTCGGGATATCAATTAAAAACAGCAAGACGTTCTTTAAATGTGATGTTTCAAGAATGGGGCAATAGAGGTTTGCTTACTGGGAAGTAGGCGATACCAATATTGATCTTGTTGAAGGTCAAGCTGAATAC